CTCCATCTCACCCTTCTCTCACCTTTGACAACCCATTCCCCTTTAGAACAATCTTCGAAAAGATTGACTAAATCGGTCATGAATCGACTTTCCTTGTAGGAGTTCCTAAGGACCTCCACCTGGAAAGATAGTGGAAAAAGATTAGTAGCGTCACTTAAGTCTACAGAAGCAACTGGTTTCCCAAGTTGGATCTGTGACTGCGCCCATAGCCATCCCTTCTCTTGATTGAATGTACAGTCACACTTGACTGTTTTCAATTTATGAAGTAAGGATTGCTTTAGAGGATCTAGAAGGTACTGTAGCCCCCTATGAGGGTTAGCTACAGCCCGCAACTTGTAACCTGGTTCTTGAATGAAACCTATCCTCCCGACTGGAAGGGGGTTTATCATATCACTGAACTTAAGAGTTACAACCTCGCCAACTGAAGTAAATTCAGATTTAACGAGGGCGTCTCTGTTCGCAAGAACAAAAGATTCTACATCTGGGAGCCTCCTAACATCTCTAACACAAGAATGGTTTGGGTCCTTACGGGTCCCAATGCCATCTATGTTAGGTACTCTTCCTTTAATAGGGAATTCGTACATGTTAGGGTAAGCAATGCTAGATAGCTGACACTCCAACCATACAGTCATATGACTAGTATCAATGGGGACAGCTTTTTCAACACTGTTGAAGAACTTGTCCCTTTGGTTGGGTGTGATGTCTTGTGAAACATGAGCAGAGTAAGCCATTAGAGCACTTAGTGCTTTTTGAGGTTTACTTAACTCAAAGATCCTCTTGAGAGGACCCTTCGGCAGCCCATTTTTATGAGCTACCCAAGTGTAGTCAGGCTCCTGGCCAGCAAGCCTGCGTATAAACGCAGTCTTAAGCTGTTTAAGCCGAGAGATAGTGTGTTCAACTCCTTCGTTCCTTTGCCATTTAGCAATAAGATCGATATATGAGTGGACAACGTCTTGACGAATCCCAAGTGATGATAATCTTTGACACGCTCTGTTTTGAC